ATGCGAGGCCCTATTATACCATGATCAACGCTTGTGTCAAGGCGTCGCGTTTGAGCCTAGCACCGGCACCGAACCACGCGGACTGCAAGCGGGTGTCGCGCGAGGTAGCTTTGCGCTCGTGATCGGCGAACCGGGTGACGGCGTTCAAGAGTCCCCACGCCGTGCCTTGGGCAGTCTTGGATCGCTGGCCCACGCCGTCGAGGTAGATCTTCGTGACCAGCTCGATCATTGGACGCTTGGCTTCGACGTCGATCGACTCGGCCGCGTCGCCGTAGAACACGTCGAGGAAGTAGCGTGCCGCCTCTTCTTTCGACACCTTGCGCTTGGACAGCGACGTCGCGTTCGTCTTGAACTGGGTCCAAGTGTCCGCGCACAGGCCCAACTCGGACTTGAACTTCTCGGCGTTGAACTGGGTGCTGTGCGGCACGCGGATTTGGCCGGTCTTGTTACCCACGGCGAGCGATAGCGTGTTGTTGCACACGACACGAGTGGTCGTGAACTGCGCGGTGTTCGACATTGAGCCATCGCACGACGTCGCCAGCAGTAGGTAAGGCAGGACCACGTCACCGCCGCCCACGTCGAACGAGTCCTCAGCCTTGGCCAACGCCCAGTAGGTGGAGCCGTTGCGCAGGACACCAGCGGTCTCCATCTTGAAGTCGCCGCCTTCGGTCAGGTCGCGGAAGAATTCCATCACGGCGCGGGGCTGGGTGATGTGGTAGTTGCTCGACATGACGGACAAGGGCGCACCAGTGTCGGAGCGGTACAATGCCCAGCGTGCTGGTACGGTCTGCATGCGGACGGGGTTGTTCTCCTCGTCGCGCACCTCGTAGGCGATCGCGCCCTTTTTGACTTCCCAGTCTAGACCCGCTTCGCGAGTCCAAACGTCGAGGGGAGCGTCCGGGGTGAGCTGTTGTCCGAGGCCGTGCCAAGGTGTCTCTCCTGCGTACGCCATTGAAGCTTTACCAGCGGAATTGAAGTTAAGTTCGTGTGCCATGATCTGAAGTGTCCTCTATAAGTGTTGATGAAGAATGAATTATAACACAGGTGCGATAACCTGTCAAGTATCGTCTAATCGCCCAGTACTTCCCAAGTGTCGCCTTGGTGACCACACTCTTCGCACTGGTAGCCGTATTTCGCCCAAAAGATGTCGTGCCGTGGGTCAGTCTTGGACTCCAAGCACTTGGTAGCCATGCCCGCATTGCAAACGGGGCAGGTGTTCGCGCCTTCGTCCTCTTCCGGCTCGATGTCGTCGTTATGCATAGTGTACTCCTATAACGAGCATCACGATCCCCGCGACGCTCACAGTCCAAAGGATAGCGTCCCAAAAGCGTTCGGACGTTGGGCGGTACTCGGGGTCGAGTAGCGAAGACTGAAGCCTTTCCATGTCGCCGCTTGGCTCCCACGTCTGTGGGGGTTCGTAGTTGCATCCGATTTGGATGCCGGTCTTGGTGGTATACGGGGTCTGCTTCATTTCACGATCTCCATCTGACGAATGTTCATCACATCGACTTCGCCGGTGTTCGCGGCGATGAACTCGGCCGACAAGTGAGCGCGCACGGCTTCCATGTCCAGCTGGGGGCGGGTTGTGAACTTGATCTCGACTTGGTGCTGGTCGCCACGGTAAATAGCGTCGCCACCGGCGCGGAAGATCTCCTTTAGGTACTTCTCGCGAGCGGTCAACGCCTTAAGCTGGTCACGTACGCTAGCGAGTTCGTCCACCATGTCGGTGGTGATTGCGACGGGCTTAGTGGTAGTCTTTGCCATGATTGTATGTCCTCTATGTGGTCTATCGGTTGGTCCGGATCGTCTCACCGATCCAGTCCCTGTATTATAACACAGGTGGTATAGTCTTGTCAATCCCCCCTTAGGCCTTGGGGATTCTAGTGGCCACGATGGTCGCATATCCAGCTATGTCCACCCACGAGTCGAGGTGGTTCGGATCGCCGTTCAAAATGCGGGACGCCTTGCATGCGATCATGTCTAGCGACTCGCGCTGATGGTACTCCAGCCGCATCCAGCCGGGGCATTCGCGAAAGAGGTCCTTCAGCGTTTGTGCGATCTCGGCTTGGATGGTGTAATCGCCGTATGTTCCCCCGCGATCGGCCACCACCCCTTCTATATCAACTGATGACTGCGGCATGTGCCAGTCCCCCTTCTTTATACCGATTCTTGTACCCGCCCGGAGGTGCATCTTCCAACAAACGCTGGACGATCTCGTCGGGGTCGTACCCTTTAAGCATTCCACGGATTAGGGCTTCGGTCGTCGCTTGTCGTCCGAGCGTCGCGGGACCCATTGCCCCCTCTATACGTCCGGGATTAGCTATCACCTGAGGCTCGGCCAGATTCTTAAGCAAAGCGTTCTCGTGCGGGCGCACTTGGCTGAATCGCAGGGGCGACGCCGTACCCGTGCCGGGGCCGTAGGCACCAGCCAGTTGCGCTTCGCGTGTTAAAAGCGTACCGATCGTCTGCTCGGGCGTCATTGACAGGAAGTCCGGTGTGCGCAAATCGGCCGCCGCATCCATATATTCGTCGGTCTTGCGATTCGCGACCATGCCCGGACCGCCGAATAGCTTCTTCAGGTAGTAATCCTCGCCGTGCGCGGAGCTGATCGGAGCGGAGAAAAGCTGGCCAGACATCCCGGGCATGTGGCCCATCTCTTCTACAGGCGAAACGAATCGTAAGTCCCCGTGTCCGAGTGAGTGCGACGCCACGTTGCCGAGTCGCCGCGCCTGATTCACATCGGTCAAGTGCGACGCCACGTTGCCGTGACCCTGTGCTCGCATCATGTCGTACGCCAGCGCGTACATCTCTTTGCCTTTCGCGGGCAGACTCTTCCACCACGCGGCACTGGGATCTCGAAGTCCGTATCCGTCGGGCTTGACGTCCATCGCGTAAAGCTCGGTCATCACCGGATCGGGCATTGACGGCGTCCGGCGAAGATCGCTGGCGGCGGTTTGCTCCATTAGCTTTTGTAGACTATACCCTAGATCCTCTTTACCGGGGCGAGCGCGACCGTAGGTCCAAGTGATATTCGGGTATGCACCCATCGCGTGCGCTTGGTCTATATCTTTCGGAGCTTTGCTTTCAGGGTCTAGCCGGAGCTTACCCGTTCTAGGCATGAATCCCTTGGCCACCGCATCTTCGTCGGTACTCGACATCGTCGCACGAATCGGTTCGCCGGTAGCGGTCTTACCAAAAATCCCTGCCTTGTTGTACTGCTCCACGATTTCTGCCGGGAGCATACTCTTTTGCGCTTGACGCATCCCAAGCGGAATGCGCTGAGCGTCCGGGGTGGCGGCAATGGCGCGATGGCCCCTGCCTACCCCTTGCATTAAGTCAGCGAACGAGAGATTCTTGATTGGCGGCATAATAGACCTCATCGCTGATCGCCAGCGTTTGCAAGTGGATGTCGATCGTGTGTTGCATCGGCTTCGAGTATCCCCCTGCTAGATTCCAGACTAATGGGACTCCGGCTTCGCGTGCGGCGGTGAAGATGCCACGATCGCGGGCCGCGAGACCCTCCTTAGACAGGTACCCGGCACCGTAGGGATCTTGGTCCCAAGCGTCAGCACCGGCCTGATATAGTATTATACCCGCCTTCGAGCTTCGAATCAATCCCTTAGCAAACGACTGCCACATTTCGGCGTTCCACTGGGCGTGAACCGGGCGGCCAATGTCTGGGCGGGTAATGTTCGTAACGCGACCCCGGATCATCAGGTGGTCCAGCACGTCCTCAGTGCCGTCGCCGTGGTGTCCATCCCCGTCGATAATCAGCACATTCGTCGCGCCGTTCCGGAGTGCCTTCATCGCGGTGATCATCAGCCCGTTGAACGTGCAGAACCCGTAGCCATCCTCGAAGTGCGCATGGTGGAAGCCCTGAGTCGCGGAGCACGCCACGCCACCACGTACGCTACCTTGCTGGAGCACATGCTTAGCCGCCGCCCAGTGGCCAGCGTTCGAATAGAGGAGCGAGTTGGTGATCTCGGGATCGATCGTGCCGAACCCGTTGGGGGCGACATTCTTCAGCACGCCACGAACGTACTCCCGGTGGTGGGCCTCTTCGAAGTCGGCCGCCGTGTACGGCTCGAAGCCCGAACGCACGTCACCCTCTAACTGGTGAATGAACTCGGGGATTTTCGCTACTGAGATGAAGTCGAACGCGACCTCTTGGGCCGGGTGGTAGAATATGGGGGTGCTAGTCATCTATATGTCCTCTATGGTTTATTGGTGGGAGATCCATTATACCACACGTGGGACAGGTTGTCAAGTCCCTCTTTCTCTTCCTCGGGTAATTCGGGCATTTCGGCCCTTTCGCGTGTGGTGAATCGAAATTCGCAGTGATTGCAGGTTCGGCGACGGCGGGTGATGCCGTTCGCGTTTTGGTAGGTGGTACTAACCCGGGTGTCCTCGCCGCACTTAATACAGTTCATAACCATCCCCCCGCTATTCCTATATCGTTGCAAACGCGGCGGACGGATTCGCGTACGTTTAGTGTCGGGTGCAAACGCTCAGTCTCGTTAACCATGTCGGCGAGAATCGCGC